AACTGCATCACGGCTTGTTGTGCTGCGACTGTCAGTTCTCGGATTTCTGCCTTCATTGATTTGAAGTCAGGTTTGTTGACGGTTAAGTCAATACTTGCGTTTAATGCCATTATTTTTCTGCTATTATGAAGTAATTCACACCATCTGTTTCAAAGATGTGTGATGCCCAATGTTGATTGATTGAATGTGTATCCGCACCGTCAATCTTTGCCGTTCCAGTTGTATCAACGGTGATGGTATGTGCGGAAGTTAATTTTTTGACTGCAAATTGTTTCCCACTCAATCCAGTTGGATCAGGCAAGGTGATTGTCTTGTTTCCACTTGTGGTATCAACCAAAAACAATCTGTCATCTTTTGTTGCCGTTGTGTTTGCCGTTACCGTCTTGACCGAACCTCCACTCAAAAAGGATGGATACATCTCGTAGTTGCCGACATAAAGTGTGTCCGATTTGGTAGGTTGGAAATCATTTGAAACAATAACCACCGAACCATCAACCCCATCAGGATAGTGAATATCGGTTGAGCCAAATCCACTATTGTTGATTCCGTTTCCGCTGAAGTTTTCACCAACAAAGATTCCACTTCCTTCGCTTGTTCCAACTCCCACTCCACTAATGCCGGGTTTGATTGGGAATTTACCACCGGGATACACATCACCATAAATGTCAGTATGCGCACCTTGTGCAGTTCCAGCACCCATCTTTTTAACGGTGATTGTGGCGGGTGGGATGAATTGAGCCAACAAGAATTCACACAAGTATACCCCTTCATCCGTTGGGTTGTAGTTTTCAACCTTGTTCAATCTCCAGTATTGCCCTTCAAAGAAATACAGATTCTTGAATTGTAGGTTGTACCAATCGGACGGAGTTAATCTAAAGTATGCCCGAACTATTTTGGAGTTCTTGTTGGTGATCTCTTGAATGAATCTGTAATAGTAAGTATTGACAAGGTTTGCATTGGTGTAATTGTACCCAGCACCGATGCCAACTTCCCTTGGCATCCCAAACAAAAGGTCAATTGTCGGGTTGGAAAGTGAATCATAATGGATTGTCAAGGGAATTGATGTCTTGACTTGCGATGTTTGAATGGAAATTGTCCCCATAAAGGAGATAATAAATCTACAACTTACACCACTTACCAATCCACCGTAGTACAAAACCCTCAAATCACCATCCTCTTTGCCTTCAACCGATGACAAAACAAGGTTCTTTTGTCCTATGTCGTAGTTCTTTATTTGCGTAGGTACAAAAACGATGTCTATTTTCTTCTCACTTTTGACAAAATCATTGTCAATTTGCAATGTTCTTTGTCCGTATGTGGTTTGATAGTTCTCTTGGTAGGTGACATTCCCATCATCCTTGCCTTGCTTGTAACTGAACACATAAGGATTTGCATCCAATTCACCCATTGGAACAATTTCCACAGGTTGTGAATAATCCAATTTGTCTGTCCAATCTAATTGACTGCCGTTGTAGAATTCATCACGAGGAACACATCGCAGAATCTTGGGTTGATCTTTGTCAGGTTCAATGTATAAGTTGAACATCTTCACAAACGACATCAGCAATTCGCTTTGCTTCACCTCGGTATTGAAGAAGATTCCGAAATCCACGGTTTCCCCATACTGGAAGGTATAAGCGGTGATGTCATTCTCAACCGTTGAACCAACATTGAGAATCATTGTGAAATCCGAATTGGTCAATGTATACTGATCAGCCCAATCATATATTTGTGCCAACTTGAAAGTCACAACATCGGTGGTGGAAAGTGCAACATTTGCAAAAGCATACTCCAACAAAGTTGGCATTGCCGATGGTTGAACCGAAATGTATTTTGTTGACCTCAAAACGCCGTTGACATACATCCCGATATTGATGTCTATCTCGGCTTGTAATACTGGGCGGTATGAAGGATCAAGTGTCAAGGTCATCCCCAATCCTAAGAAGAAGGAATAAGTACCACCAACGGGAACAGTATAAGCACCCGTAGTTGGATTGTAGTTTCCACCATTGTCAAAAGCACCACCGCTTGTATCGTTGTTGAATATCAGCGTAGTTCCCAACGGCAATGATTGTGGTGTTGTCAAACGACTTGCCAAAAACAATCGGTTTGTCAATTGCGTAGATGATGCAATCAACCCGTTTGGTGGTGGCACAATCAACCTCTTGAATCGGTCAGTATTAAAGAAGGAATCGTTGGTGTATGAGTAACCAGCACCAGTGAAGATTTTGTCAATGATGGTCTTTGCGTAAAGACAAGGTGTGAGTTCGTTATACTGCCAATATGCAATGTTTCTCACGTGACCTTTGTCAATCATTGAATACACATACCCATCACCATAAGCAAAAGCCTGTGAGCTTCCGTTCTTGATAATGCTTGTGTCCCACGAATTGAAGATGTTGCCTGATGACAATGAGTGATTGTACTCGCTGAAATCCAACGCATTCAGTTTGCGTTCTGCAATGGTTGTGAATAGGTCAGCAGTTTGTCCGTGAATGCTGCATTCGTAAACGATTGCCGTGCTATCTGTGACATTGATTTGAATCAAGCGGATGAATCCCCTCAACTGCTCTATCTCATCCAACAGAACGACTGCTGATGCCTTTTTGTTTGGGTTGAAATCAGGTGCGAATTGTGTGGATGTTCTAACAGTGTGTTCAACCTCAAAGATGTGAGAGAATAACTTGTTGTTTTGTGCCGTTCCTGGGATGGTGATTGTCTTTGTCCATTCCGATGATCGTGATTGTGGTTCACGGATGTCGGCAATTGCCTTGTTGATTGAGATGTCAAAATCAGCAGACAAATCAACTGGGGTGTTGTTGACCAATAACCTGATCATATGCGTTGCGATTTGTCAGCGAATGAAAGAGTGATGTCAAGTTCCAAGTTAAACATCCTATCTTGTACCGTCTTCTTCTGCTCGTAGTTGGCGTTATCAATGTTGACCGCATACAAAGTGCCGTCATACATATACACCACCGGAGATTCAATCAGGTCTTTCAGCCAAACAGATTCGGTATCGTTTATCCAATTGCTGAATAACTTGATTTTTTGGCTTGTCTCTGTGTGATAATTGGTGCGAGTTCTTGCCGATGTTTGGTATCCGTAGGTTGCACCGAGTGTGTATGGGTTTTGTTGGAATTGCTTCCGTGTGACTTCAAAGTTGTCTCTTCTCACCATATTAAAACGGAAGGATTCAAAGCCTCCCAATCTGTTCATAAAGAAGATGTCAGTTGTTTCGTACTTACTGCATTCATCTTTTATGTTGAATCGGTATGTCTCGGATTTGGAAGTACCTCCAGCCTTCAACACCACATCGAAGAATGTCGCTGCACCGGGTATTGTCAATTGGCTTCCAACAGGAATCCTCACAACCTTTGAAGATGGCAAAGAGAATGTTTGTGTACTGGCATCGGAGTAAGTAATCAAAACGCTTGTGGCATCTCCCTTCAAACAATAGAGCCAATCCTTTTGCGTTCTATGGATGGTTCGTGTTCTCACATTGGTCAAGAACTTTGCGGATGTGGATGTTGCGAGATATTGCCCTTCAGCATATGTCACCAAATCAAATGGGTTCAATGATGCATTCCAAACCGTTCCAGTTGCTGAAGTCAAGTCAAGATATTCGGTGATTGTTCCCGTTGCTGATGGTGAGTACTCATAACCAAATTCCACCTCGTAATCTGTGAATGAGTTTACGCATCCGCTTGGTGATGAATCCGTGAATTCCCAATTGTTAGTCACATAAGATTCCAAGATTCGCCCGATGTTGAACACCCCTTTGTTGGTACTTCCAAAATATATGGGTGCTTTGAGTTTTGCCACGGTAGTTGATGCGACCTTGACATCTGCAATGAACTTGAAATTGTCCTTTGTGTAGATACCACCGCTTGATTCCGTGATCACGAAGTTAGTGTCATTGAATGCTGGGTGATAAGTATTGGGTTGTTGAGTGATAGATAATGCCACACACAAAAATAGCACTCGTTGGAATGCGTTCCAAATGTCCCTTATAGTACGCAAAAACATATAATTTGTCCGATATATAACACATTATACTCAATTGCATATAGTTATGATGGACAAATCAGACATAAATACTTTGCAATCAGTAGTGATTCCCAATACTTATCGCAACAAATGACTTTTATGAATGAATATACTGGAAAATTTCATGCAGTTATTCGGGTAATCACCGATTATAGTGGAAAAATTTAACAACTAACATTTGCCACTAATCCTATAAACTGGCAATAATTTGAAATACTGCCGTAACATATTTGCACTACTATTTGTTACAACATCTCGTGCAGACAAGCCACAACATAGGCATTGAATCCCTTTGTCGCTGCTTGTTCAATTCGCTTCTGTCTCTCCTTTGTTTTCTGCTTATAGAATGCGATGGTGTTCAAGAACTCAATCAACGGCATTGTGAGAATCGCATCCCACTTTGTGCGATCTCCTTTGACAATTCTGTCAACCAATTCCAACCAACCTATCGGACTTGCGTTATCTCCTTGTTCAACTTCTCCATCTCCTTGATCAAATAGGATTGGATAGTTTTCAATAACTCTGGATAAACTGCCGAAAAAAAAAGCGAGTAAGAATACGGCAATGGCACAGTCATTGACAGAAACAAATCGCACTTGTCTTGATAGTGTGCTTGAGCATCTTTGATGGTCTTTGACTTGCCGAAGAAATCCACCTCGTATGCAAGTAAAGCCATTATCTTGTGAAGGCTTTCAATCGTATCTCCGTTGAACACTTGTTGCAGTTCAATGAAGTGGTGACCGCAAATCTCATTGGGTGTTTTTGCCAATCGGAAGTATCTGCCTTTGTGCTTGAACATAAATTGCACAGGACGGTTTGGAAGCTCATTCAAGAACTCCAACTTTTTGAACTCTCTTGTAAGGTCATCAATCGGCATTGATTCAACCTTGTCCATTGACCAATGGTTAACGATGGCAAGGATGTTCATTGTCCGTTCAATGTTGGACATATCACGACAAGAGTGTATCTCTTGCAGTTGGTGGATTGTTAAGTTGTTCCAGTTCATATCGTTTCAATTTGTAACGGTTTAAGCAAAATAAAATGTTCCAGGTCTGTTGTGTTTCTTGCAGTCAACTGCCAAAGCCAAAGCCATCACGCAGTCATCGTGCAACCCTTGTGGTGCAGTATACCTCACACCCGTTCTTGTGTACTCAAATTCAAAGTTTTCCATCTCGCTTCCGATGGGTTCTTCAGGGAAATACACCTCCCTATTTTGTACGCTGATGACCAACCCTTCAATGAGTTGTTGTTTGCTCTGTGATGTGAACTTGAATCCTTTGATTCGGGGATGGCTTCGTTGCAATTGCTCAACGATAGGATCACCCACACCAGTTGAATCCACGAATGCAGGAATCACACCAATCAATGTCGTAATCTTTGCCAATGTTTGCGACCAATCCGCTTGAAATCGGTCAACATATGCCACGCAATTATTCGCATCTAAACCAATTATGACCGTATAATCCGAATACTTCGCCAAATCCACGCCCCAAGCCACAACACTTCTGTTGGTTACTGGCTTGTAACAACTGCGGATTGCATCAATTCCGAATGGGTTTGTCTTATCATCCGCTGGTTCTGCCAAATACAACTCGTTGAAGACATGAAGTGGGAGATCTCGTTTGGCTTGTTCAACCTCCTCAAGTTTGAGAATCCCCTCCTTGACCGCATCATATGCCGTAATCTTGAAATATCGGTAATCACTCTCACCGCTTCTCGCTCTTTCTCCTAACTTGTAGAACCAATTCTTCTTCCCTTTGACATTCCCAATCAGTTTGCACTTGCCTTGTGTGGCAGTTAGGGTTGAACGCATCGCATACCAACTCTCCTCTCTCATCCTTGATGCCTCATCAATCACCGCAGCATACACATCATCCCCATACAAGTTGTCAGGCTTCTCACCTGATTTGAATTCTATCCTTGCACCCGTTGGAAGCGTGAGCAAAAGTTTGGTTTCGTTGCTGATGAAGAAGTTTTTGTCCGTGACTTGTGACTTCATCCTTCGGAATGCAATCTCCGCTTGTTGGTATACCGGTGCAACCCACCACACGGATTGGTTGTCCTTGCACTTCAACGCTTGTTCAAATAACCATATGATGTGACTTGCCGTCTTGCCCGTCTTTGTACTCGCAGCAGTAATGGTAAAACGAGCATCACAATCAAGGATGTCTTTTTGATAACTCGTGACATATGGTCTTTGATAGGTTATTTGCATAAACTTTGATAAACACTCAATCGTGTTAGGTTGTGCAGTTCAAGGTTGTGGTATGTCTCACAATAGATGCGATTTGATTCGCCCATTGACCGTCTCACAGAATGACCAGCATCAATCAACTTCTCAATGGATGCCTTCCAGTTGTTTTGGGTTGCAAAGATTACACCATCATTTCCCGTGTGGTATAAGTATGGGTAGACCGCTGAACAGATAATGGGGATAGAATAGGCAGCGGCTTCCACAATCTTCAACTCCGATTTGCAGTTGTTGAAGTGGTTGTCCTGAAGGGGTGCAAGTACGAAATCAAAGTGCTTGTATACCTCACCGTATTCAAATACCGATGTGCCTTGAACGATGTTGGCTTTTGGAATCAGTTTCACGATGTTGTTCCAATGATCACTCGGAGTGTATCCGCAAATGTAGAAATCCACATCCATTGAATTTATGTCATCTGCAATGAGCTTCAAATCCTCCTCGTGTGTGATTCCACCAACCCATCCTATTTTCACTCTCTCGTTCTTCTCCTTTGGTTGCTTCCATTGGTTGTGAGATGTATCCAAACAGTTTGGCACAATGTAAACATTCTCGTTAATTGTCCTCACCTCATTGGCGAGTTTTTGAGTGGTGCAGAATACGGCATCCGCATAGTTGATGGCATCCTTGATGGAGTTCTTGATTCCTTTGCGATATGCCCAGTATGCTGGATTGTATTTTGGGAGTACCCAATAATCATCCACATCAATCACATAAGGCTTCCCGGCATCGGTGATGCGTTTTAAGACATCGTACTGGTTCTTTCCAAGCCATCGTGAGAAAACAATCACATCGTAGGGTGCAAGGTCAACCGTCATCCATTCGGCTTGTGATTGGCAGACATCAACCACCGCTTCTCCGTTTATTTGCATTCTCAAATGTGGTGCATAGATGCGATGGTAAACCACACCATTGATTCCGTCTGTAAGTATTAAAAGTTTCATAGGGTATTAAGTAAAAAGTTGAAGCCTTGATTGGTTACATAGTCAAAGCCATTGTTGACAGGGATAACATTTGGTGAGTGAACGCATACCTCAAGCAATCGTTTTACCTTCATCTGCTCTGCGATTGCGTAGGTGCTTGACTGATTGCCAATGAACGCCTTGCAACTGCCGACAATGGTTGCCAACATCAAAGCATCCTGACATTTCAAGAGTTCACAATCCAACTGCCATCTTTCCGTGAATGCGATGTATTCGGATTCGTATCCAAAGAAAACGCACTTGTGTTCCTTTAGTGGGAAATAGTTGATGTCGTGATTGCGATAACGAGCAGAGAAGTTTAATAGAATCTTGTCGGCAAAGTATGGAATCGGTTCACTGGCTTCAATGCAAGGTTCGTGAAGGTCTGTTATCAATTCGGGATACAAAAGAAAGTGATTCCGTCTTAAATCACCAGCAGCGAGATTCAATCCGTGGCGCCTGAACTTATCAAAGTCATAACCCATATCGATGTGTGTGTGCATCTCAACCTTTCTTATGTACGACTGATGCTCAAGCAATGGTTTGATATATTCGTATGAGTTTAAGTTCATACAGTACCCTCCGCTTGGATGACCGGAAACAGTATTCTGCTCACGGAATCCGATGTGGAAATCTACCGCACCGTGTAACTCTGCAACTCGCTTGGTTGCCGTGAGTGAATAAATCAAATCACCAAGATGACCGGACTGAATAACTCTCATAGTTCTTGTAGTTGTTTTTTTACACCAACAAAGAAAATTATCTCATTCCTATTTTGCCAAGAGTTATACGACAAGGCTTCAAGTATTTCATCAATACAAATCAACGCACAATCTCTTGTGGTTAATCCGTTGCCAAAACTCTCCTTGAGTTGCAATGCTTTCTCTTCAGGTGTCATTCGTTCGGGGTTACTGGAATAGGCATCCAATATGCCACATCAATAATTGCATTGCTATACTCTTCAACCCATAGGTCATCGAAGTACCTTGCCAAAGTTATCCTCGCATCCGTAGTGTAAACGACTTGGATGTCTTCGTCTTGTGGTGGTAGTTTGTCATCACCTCTCCAACTTGCTCTCATCTAAATTCAAAGTTATTGTGAAATTTTTACTTTCTATCGTTTGGTCAATTGTTTCTTTTGGTTTGCCTTGTGATCGTGTGAGCAACATCTCCAAGTTGAACAAGGAGTTCTTGTCGTGACCTTTCAGCAATGCACCGGCAATCGTTCTTTCCATTATCGTGTATTCATCCCCACGATCTATCTTCTCCAGTTCTTTCCGTGATAGCGAAAGCATTGACAACATCGTTTCCTCCACCTGCGTTTTGGTATATCCGATGTCCTTCATCAATGTGATGAGCTTCTTTGGTCTGCCGTTTGGATTTAACACTTCGCCCTTGTCGGGTTTGGTCAAAGTTCCTCCATTTCTTCCTGGTACTTGAGTTGCCATTTTTACGAATTAATTACACATTTATTTTGCCATTGACAATCTTTGTTCGTGAATAGATTTCAACCACTCCTTGTATTGTTTCTTATCTCCAAACTTGATGTGATCCTCACGACATAATGCCATCAGGTTTTCAATGTTATCTGCTTCTTTGCTCCCTCCCATTCCTCTCGCTTCAAGGTGATGGATGTCAATTGCTTTCTTCCCACACACCTCACAAGGTATAAAGTCACTTATGTCATATCCGAAATGGTTGAGGTATGTCATTGTGTGTTTCTTCATTGCTCATTCTTTCTTCTCCTCTTTGGTTTCTGCTCATCATCGGCAAGTTGTGCTTTGGTGATGGCTTCTTGTTGTTGGTTTGCCCATATCAAAAGTGAGTGCAAGGCTTCGGTTACACAAGTACTGCAATTAGGCAAGTTCCTTCCGAAGATTTCACGGTGGACATTGTTTAGAATTGCCCCTTGTTCTGGTGATGGTGCGAATACTTGTGTTTTCTTCCAGTTGTCGTACAACGGTTGGAGTGATAGTATAAATTCAATGTTGCTCATAGTTTCTCAATTTCTTGTTTTACTTGTTTCCACCAATCCCGTCTTTCCGTATTATGTGACCAGTATTCACTTAATATCTCATCAACTGCAATCAATGCACATTCTTTAGCGTCAAAAAAAGAATCTTCCCAACCTTTAGTTTCACTAAAACATCTTGTATTAAAACTAAATTTTTTGATTAATTCTTGTGCTTTTTCTTTTGGTGTCATAGTTTTTCTATTTCTTTTTTTACTTCATTCCAAAAATATGATTCGCCCGTACTGATTAAAAATGTTGAGTTACATAACAATTCATCGCACATAATCAATGCACATTGAATCCCTTCGTTTCTTTGTTGCAATCCAACCACGGTAAATTTGTCAACCAATTCTTTGGCTTTGTCTTGTGGTGTCATAGTTTTGTTTCTAATAGTGCCACAATCACAGTTGCGATGGATGCATAAAGTATCCCCACCCAACCATAGGTGTACAAGAAAAAGGACAAGCCCAACCACCAAGACAAGCAGAACGCACAGTCAAGGGGTTTCATTCGCTTCCATTTAGAATAGTCACTCCCGTAGAGATAGCGTTTTAATAGATCGGCTGGTTTGCCAAAGTTTACGATGATGATTGCTAAACAAGCAATCCCAATTATTTCTGTGTGCATCGGTCTTTCATTAGTTTAATTACTCTCAACACTTCACGAACGGATATGTCGGTCTTTCTATGGATTGCCCTTGCAGACATTCCTGAACACCATAGTTTAAAAAGTTCTCGTTCATAGAAATATGCTGATTCTGTCACTTGGTTTATTTTGTTGATTCGTTCAAGTTCGATTCCTTCGGCTTGTTCCCTCTCATCCAGTAAGTCAATGTCTTCAGCGAAGTCAAGCTCGTACACATCTTGTTGATCATATATTCTTGATTCGCCAAAGGGATGCCGGTTGCCGTTGATACAAAGGTATAAAAGACGGATTGACCAAAATTGGATGTATCCGTCTCTGTATATTTTCTCGATTTGTTCATCAGGTTTCTCAAGTATAGTCAAAAAGTAAAATTGATACAACTCCCTTGCCAACTCATTGTTTTTTGCAATGTTCTTGGTTGCTTTCTTCAGCCAATCGGCTTTGGAGAGTTCCAATATGATGTCGGCTTTATTCAATTTTTCTTTTCAATAATGCAAATATAACCATCTTTTTCGTACTTTTTTTGACATCTCAAAACTTGCTCTTCCTCATACAAGATGTGTATCGATGATGAGAGTCCTTTGGTGCAAGTAATCACCCAATAACTGAACGGATGTTTCATATGTCTGTCGTGTGGTTTTGTCGTGTGTAACTAAATTGTCAAAGACATTAATCG